CTTGGCTACTGTCTCGTTAAACTTTAGAGTCTGCTTGGTTTCATCTACAAAAATGATTCCACCCTTGCTTTTCATCTTCTCACGACGCAGTTGTACGAGTACCCTATCGCCAGCTACTTCTATTCCTGGGTCAATTGTCGGAAAACATTCTTCTTCCGACCTAAGGTCTGGTTCTGCGTTTTGTTTTAAGTCTATTGCTGCCATACGGCAACCTCCTTCTGAGCACTACTGCTCTGTTTCGTCTTCTTCGTCACCCGTCATGATATCATCCAACAACTGAAGGGCTATTTGCAGCCCTTCGTTCCTTCCGACTAAACGCTGGTATATCTCAAAAGATGCCACGTTTACACCTGCGGAGACGGTATCCGCAATGTCCTTTTTCGTCACGTTTACACGTGATATGAATTCTGAAATGATGTCTTGCATACTTCTACTTATGCAACTTAATAAAAATTTCCGCCCTTAATTTCATTTAAATTCTTATCTGGGCCTACTTTTTTATCTTTGGTTAACTTGGCTTGTTTAGCGCCAATCTTCCAGTTGTTGTCACGGTGTGATCCAGATGCACCTTTATCAATCTTTGAATCGGGGCCGCCGCCAGAGCTTAGTTGCCCTGTCTCTTGGTATGTTTGACGAAAGCCTTTTTGATCGGCCATGTTATCCTCCTGTGGGTGGTTGTGGTTGTGCTGACTGTTGCTGTAGTGTATTCATGTGATCCATATCTTGCTGCATCATCTTAGCCTGTGCATCTAGGTCTTGTTGCTGCAGGCCTTGTGCGTGCTCTAAGCCAGACTGTTGTACTCCTTGCTGGTGTTGCTGATCTTGTTGTTGGAGTGTCTGCTGGTGTTGCTGATCTTGCAAGGCTTGCTGTTGTTGTGCTTCAATCTGTGCTTGAGTCTGTTGTGCCTGTTGCTGGAATGTTTGTTGTTCCACAGCCAGCCCGTGTTGTCTAATGTCTTGATCGGCTGCGTTGATGGCATCAATGGCTGACATGTTCTGCTCGTGTTCCAGTTGTGCCTGCATTTGATTAAAGGCTGCACCGTGGTTAATTGACGCAATTCTCTCGTCTGCTGCGTTGTTGATGTTTGCCAATGCAATTTCTGTTGCGTTTTTATTCGCATCAATCTTGCTCTGCGTATCGTACTTGACAGATAGCTCTTGCACTTTGGCTTGAAGTTCGGCAACCTTGATTTGGAAATCTTGTGCTTGCGCCTGCATATCTGCCTGCATCTTGGCTTGTGACTCTTGAGCCTTGCGTTGTGTCTCGGCAGTCTGTGTCTTGAGAATGACTTGTGCAGTTGGGTCAGCATTTGCAGCTTCTTGTTGCTGTGCCTGCTTGGCTTGCTGCATCTTCTGTACCATTTCTTTAATGATCGGCATGGCACCACCAAGTTTCTCTTGGGTATCTCCAGCAACTAACTCGGCTGCTAGTGCAAGGGCTTGCTGGGCTTCTTGATCTAATGGGCGCTCTTCGTGCAGTTTAAATACATCCTCTCCACCAGCTGCCTTGGATACGTATGATCGCATTGACTGTAGGTAGTAGAGTGTAAAGTGTTGCTTGACATGCTCCATCATGAGCGGGGTAATCTGTGGTCCAATGAGTGGGTTGCCACCTAGCATTGGATCCGTAATGAACAGCAAGTGTGTCTTCAGATGGGACAAATGATCTTGATCTGGGTACGCGGCTGCGTGTCTTCCCATTGACATAGAGACGTTCTCCAACGCTGGATTCGCCTCCTTAATGCCATCTGGGTTTGGCAATATCTCTTCGATGTTCGGCACTTTAAGTTGTTTTAGTACGCGCCGATGTGCCGCACGCATGTCATAAAGCTGTGGTGCAGAGTTAGCAAGCTGGAGCACGGCTTGTGCCTGCGCCAGTCGCTGTGTCTCTGAGAATATGTTTGGATCTGATACTGGCTCAACATCGGTGTTGTGAGCGAAGTCCCTAACCTCAATCTCTTCACCAGACTGGTTGTCCATCTCCTCTACGTACCAGTGGTTAATCCTTGATAGGATCTCTAGGGACTTAGATTGTGATCTGTGTAACCTGGAGTGTATCGAGGAGAATACTTTGGATCCTTGCTCGATGAGGGCTTGTGTTGTACCGACTGGTGTATTCGAGTTGACATCACCAATCTTCTCTTCTGCCGTAGTTACTACACCCTTTGCGGCATCTGTCAGCCAACCTAAGAGCGAGAATAGCGTACTCGATGGTTGGTTGAACGGCAACGGCATGGCAAGTTTTCTAACATCGTCAACACCAGGTGCACCTTCAATTTCTACTACCTGCGTGGGCTCAATACGGTCATTTTGTCCATTAATGCGTCCACCCTTGAGCTTAAGCATTGTCTGACTGTTGTTGATATGAGCGGCATCAAGTAAAGCACGTAAAGCGCCAGTAAGGGCGGCAGAGAGGCCACCAATAAGATGAGGCAGGCCAATAGCATATGCACCCCGCCAAGGAATGAACTTAAACTCAACAATCCAGTCAAGTTTTGTGAGTTTTTCATCGCCAGACTCCCAGTTTCGATATAAGGATAGAACCTTACCTGTCGTGTCGTCGATGGTAAGTATGTAAGGTGCTCGCTTACCATCCGTTAGGTCATCAGCCTCGAGTCTTTCAAAACAAGTGATCTCGTATACCCTTCGAATGCCATCGACGTTCTTACCTGGGCGACTAGCGCCCTCAATTTTGTCGTTAGCCTTTTTGGATTGTGTCTGGTCATCAAGGGCTGTATCAGACACATGGTAGTCTTCAATGTCACGATAGATGCCTTGATCAATCCTTTGTTTGAGGATGTCTTCTGTAATGTCTTGTACTTCTGTAACACGCTGTGCCGTATAAAAACTTGTAGCCGAGTAGGGCAGTAGCATGTTGTCAATCGGTACCCACTCGCAGGTAGGTCGCTTTTGCTCGTTGTCATAGCGCCACTTGAGATACTGTGACCCACCGAGTGGTGTCTGTGTTAGGAGGATGTGCATCTCATCCCGGTACTCTGGGATCTGTGTATCCAACTGCCAGTTCATGAAGTTTGTTTTGCGCCCAGCGATTGCTTCACGCACACGATCTACTTCACCTTGAATTCTTGACTTGACTATCCCGTCCGGCGGAAGAAGTTCCCTAGACGCTGATGCAGCGAAATCAACGCAGGCCTCTGCCATAACTGGGTGCACAACTTTAGAAGCACCGTCAAACGTAGCACCCCCTGGTGCATCTTTTCCGAGGCCTGTCCTGCGTAATCCGTCTTCATACTGTTTATCTCTCTCTTTTCTAGCTTCTTTATCAACATCAATTAAATCTAAGTAATTCTGTGCCAGCTCGTCCAATTCATCTTCATCGAGCTCTTCGGCAAGGTTAGCATAAAAGTCTGGGTTCTTAAGCGGACCATCTTTGGGTCTAAAGTTAACCACCACCGAACCATCGTCCAACTCAACAACTTCTTCTTCCATATCTACATCTTGCGACTCAAGTCCAAGTGCCTCTTCTAACTGGGCAACTTCTTTCTCGTTCATTTCCGTTTGCTTTATCTCATCCTCACGCTCATAAGAGGGCAACGAAGCACCGGCTTGTATTGGTAGTATTGGATTTGCCATTTATTATATTGGAAGTGGGTGGAAGAATATCTATTACTACTTATGCAAAGAACATTAAACTCTCGCCCTAAATTTATGCAGCGTATGGATTGTATCGTTTTTTATGCACCTCATCATCGGCATAGTCATAGTCTCTTAACGGCAATGGATCCAGTTGTATCCACCCAGAGTCCCTTAAAACACGCAAGGCTTGAGACAAAGCGTCCACATAGTCATCATGTCCTCCAGCTTCTGGAAACGAACACACCTGCCGTATAAACCGCTTTGCCCACGAGGCAAACTCACCAGGAATAGCTGCATCTTCGGGAATATACACCTTTCCTTTGGCAACTAGGGGTGCCACAATGTTCAATCGCTGGACTTTATCGGCTTTTCCTGGGTTGTAGCCCCTTACTGGCAGTCCAGTGCCTTGTAACTCTTGAATTAAGGAAATACCAGCCGATTTGTCTTCAATCAGAATCAAATCAGCCTTTCTGCCTTTAGCAAAGTCGTTATCTGCCCCGTACACCACTTCTTTGAAGTCGGCAACAATCTTTTTCCTCAACTCTGGGTATGACAGGTGGGCATCCCATGTGTCTAACAACATAACACATGTCCCCACGTCGTTATTTTCAAAAATACCCCATATTTCGCATGCAGTAGGGTCATTCACGGTTTTTTCGCTGGTTGCTGGGTCATACGAGGCAATGACATACTCCAAGATGGGGGTAGGTTTCTTTGCTGGCCACATCTTAAACCACTTCCGTTTGATAATACCCGCATCTTCTGGATCTAGAATTGCCCCATAGATCTCCTGCTTACCTAAGTCGGTGCCTTCATAGGTTTCCAAGGCTTTAAAGAACGAACTTGACAAATTCGCACGATTTTCATACGAACTGGCATTGACCACATACACATCGCCCCCCACTTTGCCTTCGTTCAAGTCTACAATCAACTCTCTAGGCTTGGGTGTGGTTGTGACAATCTGTTGCACCTTTTCAATCCGTGGATCTCTCAAACGCATCGTGAACTGTGCTTGGTCCCATGCCTCATCGATGTAGTCAAACGCTGCCAGCTCATCAAACCAGCCACCATGGAACTGTTTTCCTCGGTACCGTTCTGGTTCTGAGCCTGGTATGCCTTGGATGAGCGAGCCGTTCTTCAAATGAATCTCGAATAGCGACTTGTTGTAGTTTTCAATCAGACTATGTGGAATGATGTTCATCAGTCCAGAGTCCCCTTCAAAACATGTCGCTCGGATGTCGTTGGATGTCGGTGCAGTTACCAGCCAACGGGTGCCGTTGTACTTCGCAGCCCTCTGCCCAATCCAGTTGGATGCTGTATAGGTTTTACCAGCTCCCCGTCCAGCCAGCATAAGCATTGTGTTGTAGTCGTTATCTTCTGGTTCTCGCTGGTGGGGAAGTGCCTGCAGTTCCCAGCGTACACACCACAGCGCCATGTCCAACTCCTGCTTTGGCCAATGCTTTTTTGCCGCTGCAAACTTGGCTAAGATCGATTCTTGTGCTTTGTTTAATGCCATACTGATAAAAATCCTTGTCCAACCACAAAAGGTTGCTTGGTTTCGATGTGAATGCAGGGTACTGAATTAATTAACTCAATCTTATCAATGTGCCGACGTATACAGTTCTTTGTTCCACTGTTTGCGGGTTGCTTAGGATGCAAATTGATGTTGGTTTTAAAGCGCAATTCGCTGGTAAAGCATTTTTCTTTATGGTAAACAAAGGTTTTTATCCCTAGTGACTCACAAATCGACTGAATACCAGTTAAAAACTTCACATCTTTGCTGTAAATATGGAATTGATCGGTATTTTCTTTGTAACACATTGGTTTTGTGGCTACTAACCCCTTTAACAACTCAATTCTTTGCTCAACACTACCAAAAAAGTAGGCTACAG